TTTATATTGGAAACTTTCTAGGGGATGGTCCAAAAATAAAATTAGATCTCCCCATTATCTCTGCCCCGATGGACACCGTAACTGGTCCCGACATGGTAGTAGCCATGGCAAAAGCGGGAGGGCTAGGCATCATCCATCGCTACAATTCCATCGAAGAGCAATGCAAGATAGTTAAGGATGCCTGGGAAACTGTGGAAACAATTGGGGCTGCCGTTGGAGTCACGGGCGATTATCTAAAGCGAGCCTCGCGCTTGGTGCACAGCGGCGCCAAAGTTTTATGCGTGGACGTAGCACACGGACATCATAAACTAGTGGAGCGAGCTATCAAATCTATTAAAGAAATGCTTACCGACAGCACACATATCATGGCCGGGAACGTGGCAACGCTAGAAGCTTTCAATGACTTAGCTGATTGGGGGGCAGACAGCATTCGTTGCAATATCGGTGGAGGCTCCATCTGTTCCACTAGAATTCAAACAGGGCACGGCATGCCCGGCTTACAAACCCTATTTGAATGTGCCAAAACAGATCGCCCCACTAGAATCATTGCAGACGGCGGTATACGAACTAGCGGCGACATCGTAAAAGCTTACGCCGCCGGAGCAGACTTTGTGATGCTTGGTTCGATGTTGGCAGGCACCGATGAATCGCCTGGAGAAAAGATAGTTACCTTAAAAGGGGTACAAAAAGAATACCGAGGGATGGCGAGCAAAGAGGCGCAGCTAGACTGGCGCGGGAAGTTCTCTTCTAATGAAGGCGTCTCCACGCTGATCCCTTACAAGGGGCGAGTGGAAGATATACTAGAAGATTTAAAAAACGGGATTACATCCGGGCTATCATATTCAGGGGCGCGCACAATCCTTGAATTACAAGCGAAGGCAAAATTTATTCGCCAAACAAGAGCTAGCTTAATTGAAAGCTCTACCCACATTTTAGGGAAACAATAAATGTCTGACTACGGTGAAAATAAAAAACAAATATGTTTTGAGAGCGCCGCAAAACTTCACGCGGATTTAAAAATTCGTTTGCATTATGATGAAATTAAAATTAAAGAATTTTTTAATAAAATAGTTGAAGCATACATAGATAAAAATAAAAACATTATGGCTTTTATAGACGAAATAAAAGAATCAAAAAGCGCTTCGCAGACGCGCCGCAATAAAGTAAAAAAAGCCAAACAAAAACAAGAAAGTACCATTCGCCAATTTGTTTTAGGTGAAACGGAAATAGAGGATATATTCGATATATTAGAAAAGGAGCACCCAGATTTATGAAAAAATGTGTTGAAGAGTGTGTAAATAAAAATAAAAGCTGCCACAACAGTGATTGCCGAGCATGGATTAACTATAAAGAGGATTTCAATTGCAGCAATATTTCTGTCGAAGAACATGGAGACATGACCCTGGCACAAATAGCAGATCGTTTAAAACTGAGTATAGTGCGCGTGAAGCAGATACAAGATAAAGCGCTACAAAAATTACAAAAAAACAGACATTTAAAGGCTATCTAACTATTTATTTAGGAATAGCGCCAGGTCTGCTGGCAGACCAGTATTTAAGGAGAAAGATAATGAGCGAAAAGAACTTACTAAGAGAGGGGACTATTCGTCGCTTTATGAAGTTGGCCGGCACCCAGGTCCTGGCAAGTGACTTCTTGACTGAGCAGGGAGAAGGCGAAGAATTGGAGGCCGAAGCACCCGACCTAGGTGCCGGTGGCGAAGATCTGGAAATGGACTTCGCAGATGTAGTGGAAGAAGAACCCCCAGACGAGGGTGAAGAGCCCGGAGAAGAAGAAGGTAGCCTTGAAGATGCGGTTCGCGCCATGGTTGATGCCATTGCGGATGTTGCTTCTGACTTTGGCGTAGATGTTGAAGTTGGCGAAGAAGAGACAGCCGAATTGGAAGTCCCAGAATTTGAAGGCGAAGCAGAAGAAACAGAAGCGGAGGAAGAACTCGAACTTGGCGCCGAAGAAGAAGACGAAGATCTAGCGCTTCAAGAAGGCACACCCGATGACGCCCCGGCCAAGAAGCGTTTGAAAACACCGTGGAACCAAGAAATGAAAGATTGTGTTAAATCCGGCAAGTCCAGCGCAGATTGTGAAAAGCTTCACGGCAAGAAAACAACTCAACAAGAGAGCCAGGAACTCGATGAAATTAATTACATCGATGAAGATGCCGTCATGAACGAGGTTTTTCACCGGGTAAAAAGTCGTTTAATTCAAGAGAAGCGTACCGATGACATGGCTTCCCAACTTGCGGAGCGAATTTCCCGGCGCTTGAACAAGCGAAACTAATAGCCGAGGTATAAATGTATGAATTTCTCTGGTTTCTAGGCGGTGCAATTACTTATAAATTCCTTTCTACGCTGCTCGGCATAACACAGGTCACCCATGTTATTCAACAACTTCAAATTAATATACTAACATTTCTAGGAACTACCTTGGAAGACATTGCTTATATTAAAGCTTTAAAATATAAGACAATGAAAGAACACAAGGTAGGCCCCAATCAAATTAAAAAAGCTGAGATGCGCGATGAAGAGTTTTTCGAAGAGTGGAAAAACTCCTGTATTGAAAATATTCACAAGTCTGTACCTAATTATATTAGGTTGTCTTTTGACGACTGGCAAGGAGGAATGACTCTCCTTGACGAAGCTTACAGGAGACGCATCCGTGAAAAAGAAAAAGAGCAATAAGTTGATAGAGTGGTTTGTTGAGGAAGGCACACTTAAACAAGAGGGCAATCTTTATATTGCCGGCAAGGCTTTTCGAGCAAACTCTGTTATAAATTGGATTAAAAAGGGATCTCTCGATAAGACGTTGAGTAAAAAAGAAATAGAAGAGAATATGCTGATTGTTAGAATGTTTTTACAAGACAAAATTGATCTTGAATGGGAAAATGGTATGATCAATGTATTCACTTTACCACTGAGCGAAGGAAAAGATTTTTGCGCCGAAGAACCGGCAGAGGGTAACGTATGAATTTTGCAACGAAAAAAGATAAAGACAAAGATAAAGACAAAGATAAAAAAGAAGATAAAAAAGAAGATTTAGCTTCTTTAATTTTTGTCGATGCTCCCAAGGAGTCTCCAAAAGTTCGCATGATAGGCCTTTTTGGTAATTTAGATGAAGAAATGGCCGCTGAAGTAGCTCAGTCTCTTGTTGTTCTTAAGGAGTATGGGAAAGAAGAAGTGTACGAGAAACCAGAAGATCCTGATTCTCCAATCAAAGAAGTTATATACAAACCTATTGATTTTTATATTTCAACGTACGGTGGAGACGCTAGAGGGATGTTCGCCGTCTATGATTTAATGCGAACCGTAAGGGAAGACTGCGATATAATAACATATGGACTAGGAAAAGTGATGTCCGCAGGTGTTTTACTTTTAGCTGCCGGTACAAAAGGAAAAAGAAAAATTGGCAAGAATTGTCGAATAATGCTACATAGTATTAGAGGAGATCAATGGGGCGCACTCCACAATCTTGAAAATGAAATGGAAGAAATGCGTTGGATTCAGGAGCAGCACATCGACGCTCTTGTACAAGAGACAGACATAACAAAAAAACATTTGAAAAAATTATTAGATAGAAAAGTTAATGTTTATTTAGACGCAAAAGAAGCTATAGAATATGGAATAGCGGACATTATTGTATGAGAAATGTTCAGGAGATGGTATATAAGGTGGTGCAACAAGCGCGCCGCACGCAAGTTAGGTTGGAAACCCGAATGGTTTGGTGCGACCTCTTTCGATAATAATCTCACAGAAAAGATCAAAAAATTCCAGAAGAAACACAATTTAAAAAGAGACGGCCTGTGCAGCGTCCATACTTACAAGATGCTTGTTTTGAAAAGACGCAGATTTATAAAGAAGATTAAGGCAAAGAAAACTAATTATAACAATGGTTGATATAAATAAACTAGTCGAAAGCTACTACAATCCGAATGACTTAACTTTTAGTCGGCTGCTCACGCTGATTGAAGAACAAATGGGCACACCGGCGCTCATTCGGGAAAGAACAACTCCGTTGACTTTAAGCTGGTCTTCCATCCCCGACATTGCCGTTTCTGAAATTGGATGGTCGCAGTTAGATACGACCGAAGAAGGCATAGAAATCCCATCCGAACAGCGAGCACAGCTACAGAATTTCTTAAGTAATATTTCTGGCGAAGACCTACAAGATAAGATAAGATCTATCGCTGAATTCTATGAAAGCGATGACGAATCGTTTTCAGCGATGGTAAACAAT